CTGCCCATGATGGAAGCCCTCTCACCGTAAGCATCATTGCGGGCCTTGTAAGCTTCACTGGCAGTCATCTTGGACTGACGTACACCAGAAGTTCCATTGGACTTATCTGCTGTGACCACAGGGGCAACTGGTGTTGGTGCAGTGGATAGTGGTTGAGCCACAGGCTGTGCCGCCTGAGGTGCAATGCCCTGCTGACGCGCGCCTACAGCGCCGCTCTTGATGTCATCCAAGATCGACTGTGCGTTGGGGATGCCGTTCTTGATGGATGCACCAATGAGTTTGCGGAAGAAGTCCTTGATGCGTTCAAACAGTTGCTTGGGCTTGCCAGCGAACTTGACACGACCATCGACATAGTCGCGGAACATCTCAGCTACAGCCTCTTCAGCAGCGTATTCAATCTTGGCAACCTCTGCTGCGGTTTCCTTGCCGATTAGGTTTGAAATTGTCTGAACATTCACGGTCTCACCAAGCTTTACCTTCTGCTTTGAAGCAGCCTTGCGGAGAGCCTTTAGAACCTGAGGTGATAGGAGATCCAATGCAATGGTGGTTTTTGGCCAGTCAGCTGGATCAATCTTTGGATCTGAGTACATATCCTGAGCGCGATCCAAGTACGTGTACTCACGATCCTCAAGCTTGCCATTCCTCATGGCCTTGTACTTCATCGTGCTTGCCGCACGGGTCAATGACGCCCAATCAGCATCGCTGAATACGCCCTGAGACTTCAGTGCGTGAATGACCTCATGGTCAACAACACGGGCGACACGATCAAACAATTCCTGCTCTGACAGCTTTGGATCATATATACCCATAGCGACAGAGAGCAGGCGTAGCTGTGGTTTGTACGTTCCCTCAGCCTCACCAAGACTGTTCGCAGCAGCAAGCCTGATATTGCCGACATTCATCTTGCCCATGTACTGACGCAATGAGTCAAAGACGTTCTGCATCTTTGCATTAAATACTGGGACAATTGGTGCGCCCTGCTGGGTTCCATCCACGCCAAGCTTTTGGAACTTTGCCCGCTCCCGCGCACCAGCCTGTACCTGTGCCTCAAGAGCCTTGGCAGCGTCAGCGGCCTCTTGGTTTTGGGCATCAAGAATTGCGGCCTCAGGAGACTTGCTCTCAGCCATTAAGTTCTTTCTCCGGGCAGTAAGTGCTTCAAGCTTGCGCTTGGTGTCATCCAGAGAAACTTGTTCAATTGAACTTAATTGACGACCAGAGAGAGACCTTTGTTTTGCCTTCAGTTCCTTAACGGCATTGGAGTTGTCGGATAGAGACTGAAGAATTGCTTGCTGGCGTGGAAGAACGGCCTCTGGTTTTGCCTGAGACAGTGGGATTACCTTGCTTGCCGCAGTCGTTTTGATGCGATCCCGTCTTTTCTGTGCATCATTTTCCGCGACCTGAAGAGCCTGAGCGCGTGTCTCTGCCGCAAGCTTCTTCCTTGCTTCAATGTCACGGACGTTCTGATCTATCTGACGACCAATGAGGCTTGGGTTTGCCTTATTCCCAAACAAGTCAACGCCAGTTTGCTCCGCCGAACGAAGGCTTACAGCAAGCTCTTCGTTTTTACGTGTCAATGCTTCGGCTTCAGACTCAAAGCGATTTGCTGAATTGTTTAGAGAGTCAACGCGAGAACGCGACTGAAAGGCTCCCTTGGTTGCAGATATCCCACTCATACCAGCATCACGCAAAAGACCCTCAGTCTTCAGATCTTTAATGATAGATGCAACAGCCTTTGGTGACACATTTTTCTTTGTCAGTTCATTCAGAGACTGATGAAGACTGCCAATGGTAAAGCTAAACTTCTTCTTGGAAGTTGCGTACTTCATAACGTGATCACGCATCTCCTGTGTGTAGGAAGATGGCGTGATGATAGGCGCTGCTATCAGCTTGACGCCACCACTTTTTGGCGTGGCTGTCGGTTCTGTTTGATCATTGATATCAGTCGGAGGTGCTTGAACATTAGGCGCAACTGCACCTGTAAGCTCTGCCATGTTTTTGTCGGCAAACGCCTGTGCGTTCAGCGCGTTATCAGTCATGTACTGACTGTCTTCAAGAAGCTGTTTCTTCTTGAGGTCGTTCAGTTTTACATCCTCTTTTGCCTTTTCTTTTGCCTTCTGGTCGCCACCGATTGCAGCGGACACGCCACCAATTGTTCCACCAACTGCGGCGGCAGCAATAGCTGCTTGTCTGTATTCCTCAATGGCCTCATCATCAGTAAGGGAAAGACCAGCCTGATACCTTTCAAGTACCTGCTGTCCAATTTCAGTTGGGACTTCTGAGAGAACACCAGCGGTGGAACCCTTAACCAACCTTGTAAAGATCTTTCCATTGTTGACGGCAATTTTTGGGAAAAGCTTTGCAAGCTTGCCAACAACAAACAAGTCCTGAACCGCCTCAAAAGAACCTTGAGGAATTGCAGCCAATGCTGCCGTTGCCTCATTGATTTCAACAGGGCGACCAGCGGTTACATCTTCTTGCTTCTGGCGCTCACGGTTTGCACCGTAGAATAATGGGATGTTTGCCAAAGCAGCACCGCCAGCGCCAATGATTGCACCAGCAGCAGTACCAACTGGACCAAATACGCTGCCAGCAAGTGCGCCAGCACCAGCAGCACCAAGCAGAGATACACCCATAGGGGCGGCTGATTCAGCAGCAGCTTCAGCAACAAAGCTTAATCCAGAGCCTACGCCCTTTACGTCCTCAAGTCTTGTTCTTGCAGCTTCAGATTCAGCAAGTTGCTTTGCATTTGCTTCCGCCCCTGCCTTGCCAAAGTCACGAAGCCAATCAATACCAGTGGATGACCCAACACCCTCAACTGCCGAATATAGGTTCTGCTGTACAACATCTGCACCCTGACCTAGGGCTGTGCCTATCCCGGCGATACCGCCCTTCTCAGGTGCCTCTGAGGGCTGCTGCGTTGATGGGAAATACCTTTCAACAAGAGCCTTAGATGCTGCATCTTTCTCTGCTACATACTGGGCAATGCGGGCCTGTTCAGTAGCCGTAGGTGCATCTCCAGAAATCTTGATGCTGTACGATTTTCCCTGAGTGGCGCTGGGTACGTTGATAATAGCCATTGGCGAACTCCATGATCCGCCAATGAGTATAGCTTGAGATCAACACTATCTCTAGTGCTTACTGAGCAGCAGCAGCCTGAGCGATATCAGATAGATCAGCAGATCCAGTGCTGCCCTGATTCAGCATACCAATCAGCGCGTCACGTTGTGCTGACAACTCAGAGATTGCCACCTTGTCTTGATCAGAAATTGTTCCTCCAGTAAGTGGATCTACTGATCCAATACCTTCAATGATCGTATTGAGTTTTGATATCTCATCCATAATCTTTGCTGAAGATCGAGGCTTTGGTGCGCCTGCACGTGCAGCAGCAGCCTTGCTTTCCTGAAGACCATACAGTTCCTGAGCAAGCTTCAACTTGTTTTGCTCTGCCGTATCGCGGGAAGACTGAAGCGCAGCGATGCCAGCGTTCCCAGCTTCACCCAACGCCCCAGCAAGGTTCGGTTGAGTGGACGACATCAAGGCCATGCCAGCCTGAGCGAGAGCAAGCCACTTGTCCTGCTTCGCCTTCTTGTCTGCATTGTTCATGGAGTCCATGAGCATCTGCTCATAGCTGGACAGTTTACCGCCGCCAGCACCGCCAGATCCGCCAGAGCCGCCTACGCCGCCTACGCCGGGAAGGTTTTGATCAACGGGAGCAGCTGGAGGTGCGGTATAACCGGGAGGTAGCTCTGCCGCAGCAAGGGGGGTTCCGGTATCCATTCCCGGAGGTGGGGTGTAAAAGTCTGGCATAACACCATGACTCAAGTTTTCACCAGCGCCAGTAAATGCTTCATCGGCTTGATCCTGAAGGTACATGGTAACATCTTCCGCGCCGGGGATAAGCCCGGTTGCAGATGCAAGCCCAGTATCAATTGACCCCAACAGACCTTGAATTCCAGCCGCTGGTAAGCCAAGGGCAAACTGATCCCATTTATCTGCGGCCCATCCAGCATTTTCCCCAACACCACGCCTGTAACGCTCAATCTCAGCGCGTCTCTCAGCATCAGTACCGCGCTCAAGCTTTATTACACCACCTTCAGCCATGCCTTCTGGCTGCTGTTCCTGAGGCGCAAGGCTTGCAATACCACCAGTTTCTGGCGGTGGAGCTTCTTGAGGCAGAGATCCGATACCAGTGTTTTGTGCAATAGAACTTTGTGGTGCCATAGCTTGAGCCATGTCAGACATACCCTCAGATGGCACACCAGCGCCATTCAAGAGTTCCTGCGCCACGGTCTGAGATCCTGCGTTCTGTTGCTGCATGGACTGCCGCATGGATTGTCTGCGGTTAATCTCACTCAGAACCAAGAACTGTGGAACAGATCCTGTTGGGTTTTGCATCTCTTGCGTAAGCTGGTCCTGAGATAGGCTCTTCAGCTTGTCTTGAATATCCAGAATGTTCATGATCAGACCAAACCCTTATAGAGGCCAAGTGCAGATGCACCAGCGCCAAGAAGTTGCTGAATACCGCTTGGTTGTGCTGGTGTTCCTGTCTGGGTTGAGTTTGAAGTGCCAACAGCAGCAAGTGGCAGACCACGAAGAATTGCAGAATAATCGGATAGCTGCTGGCGTGGGTAATCACGCTGCGCCTGAAAGTCCTGATAGCCAACATCAAGGCTCTTTTGCTGATCTGCCTCTTGGCTTTTACCTATGTTCTCAAGAAGTGCCGCAGCCTGCATATCACCAGCTCTCGCTTTTGATTCCAAATCAGAAAGCTGACGTGCTTGTTCGCTAGTAAATTTCAGTCCCTCTATGCCAAGCCTGTCACGACTCAAGTTCTCTCCAGATTGACCAGTCTGAACTCGCTCAAGTTCGGCTGCACGAGCTGCGTCCGTCTGGTACTTCGCTGCGCGATCCTTCTCAAATAGACTTGCTGCATTTTCATATGCAGACTGAAGTCCCTGAGCTTGAAGGTCTCCAGCGCGAGTTAGGTAATCATTCTCAGCCATTGCCTGCTGAACGCCGCTGCGAGATCCACCAAATGCACCAGAAAATACAGCATCAGAAGCTCTCTTCTGATTTGCAATCTCGTACTCTTGGGCAGCTTTGCGTTTCTGAATGTCCACCACGTTCTGCATATACGGAGACATATAATTTGAAATATTCTGACCGCTGAACTTTTCTGGGTCTTCGTATTCATATTGAGAGAATTGATATGGGCCTGCATCGCTGTACTTGCTGACACCAGCGGCAGCATTTCGCGTCATGTCCATAGCTTCCTGCGTGGCTGGCTGACCGCTTGTTGCGATCTGCCGCGCCATATCGCGGGATGCAAGAGTGTCTGCGGATGTGTCCGCAATCCTTTGACCGCCATATGCCTGATATGGGGTGTTGGACAATGCTTCTGCCTTTGTCATCATGTTTGAAAAGTATGGCTTATACTCTTCGGGCATATCATTGGACTGAATGTTATTCGTTACCGCTGGCTTTGCTGCACCAAGGCTCATTTCAGCTTCTCCTTATATTCCTCAAGGGTCTCAGCCATGAAGAAGTCTCGTACCTCAATGCTGACACTGCGCATATATTCTCGACCACGGGTAAGATAGATCACATACATAAGCAACTCACAGTACCAATCCCTCAGGACGTAGGCTTGAGTTACCCGATGAGTGCTGCCCTTTTCCATTTCTGTGGAATCAAGCCAAGCATTGATGCCAGTAAACATGATTGGGCATAGCTGATGTTTGTATGCATCAAAAAAAAGATTGAGGGGCAACTGTGTCAAAAGGGAAAAAAGAACCCTCTCAACGTGTCCTTCCTCAATCGGCTTGTCGCCATCTACTACATCATCAAAGAGTTCAGCGGCATCAGCAACGGCGATGACGTAGGCGATAGCATTGCTGTCACCGACCCACTCAAGAAGTGCATCATTTCTGGCCCCACGCCACGGAATGCTGTCATATATCATGCTGGCATTGCCTCCTTGGCGTTGATCTCTTTTGCCTGAGCTTTGGAGCCAGTGCGTTGCTGCCTAACACGCGACATCATTTCATCAAGGCGCTTTGCGCCAGCATCAGATGAGCCATTGCCAAGGCCAGATACCACATCAGCAGGAACAACATATTCTCCATCACTCAGAAGCACATCTGCACTTCCTTCGGCAGACGCTGGGATCATGTCTGACATACCATCACCCGGACCCTTCATTTGTCCTTGGCTTTGCTCTGCTGTTGCATCGACATCTCCAGACTCAACCTTGTCAACAAGGTCACGAAGCGCATCCTCACCGTACTTTGAAACAAACACGGCAAGCACCCGTCGTGGATCTGCGATCTCACCCTTAATGGCGCTTATTGCCTGAGAGATAAGTTCCTTTTCATTTAGTTCAGTAGGTGACTGGGGAGTTTGAATTTGCGGACCCAAGGCGGCAATGCCATCTAGGAGAACTTCCCTATCTTGAGTTGGCGCTTGAGGTTCCATCATGGATGCAGGGTCAATTTGGCCACCGTCTGCAAACTTCAAAGAACTTCCAAGATTTGAAATTCCGCTGCCAATCTTGGATATTCCACCTCCAAGACCTGAGGCAATTTGTTTGATAAGGCTTGCCAATCCACCTCCAGAAGTAGATCCATACCCATCTTCCTGAGATCTTCCTGATGGTCCCTTCTGGCCACCACCACTGTTGATCGTGAATGAAGATGCGTAGCTGCGATCTCTTCCGTGTTTCTTTGACTTCTTATCTTCATCTTTCTTCTTCTCAGCTTCCTTTGCAGCAGCCGCTGCATCAGCCATAGCCTTAATATTCTCAGGCAGAGACATATTGTAGTTCCGAATGGCAGTGGCTGACTGCGGGTTGCCAATTCCATAGTTGAACTCAGGATCGAATCCGGGTCGATAACCCGCTGGCGGAGCATTCATCTTAGTTGGAACGGGCATCCATTCCTTGATGGCACTCATGTACTTTGAGTTATCAACAGTTTCAGGCTTGCTGTTGCTTGAAACAGCTTGAATTCCACTCTGGATGCCAGAAGATAATGCGTCACTCTTCTTGGCGGTTGGCAATGGCTGTGATTGAGGCGAAGCCTGAGCCGCACCACCCTGCGAAACGATAGACCTGATACCTGAATCAAGGGCGCTGTTGCCTTGATCATTCAGGTAAGTCCTGATGTTCGAGAGGAACTGAGGATCTAGCATTTTACATTCCACTTCCTAAGATTTGACACATACTACCACATCAACCAAGATTAGTTCCACTGAACTTTTATGGTGCCTTGGTGATCTGACCAACGCCAGATCCTGCCTGAACCCCGTTAACCGTTGCCACGTTCAGGGCCGTAACAATCCTCAGGTACCCACTTGGATCTACACAAACTGTTCCAACTTCAAGTCCGGGCGTTCCTAGTGCCGGTGGATCTGTTAACACGATTCTCGTGTTTCTACCTTCTCCGGGATTTTGAACTTGAATCTGATACAGGGTAAAAGCCCGAAGGAACTCAAAGAAGAACCTTTGATCGTATTCCTTTGGTGGTATCGGGAATGATGGAGGAGCAAGGTTTCTGGACATCAGCGTTTCCCATCAAGCTTGATGTCAAGCCGCATAAGTCCTAGACGCCAAGCCGTTCCCAATGTGTTGCTTTCAATTCTGAAAGTAAAACTTCTTCCCCTGATCCTGACGTACATGGCATCACGCGCAGTACCGTTGGCAACGCTATAGAACTGCTCAGGTGGATAACTTGCAGTATACGTTGCGCTTCGCACAAGGTTGTTTCCAGTACCCTCAAGTGGATAACTGTTCTGCATTATCGCGCCTCCGGGGAAGTTCGAAGATGAAATGGAGATTGTCACGTATGGAGTTCCAATTGAGTCCCTGAACGTAATGTCAGGGATGATGCGCCATATGGATACAAACTTATCCCCATCTCCAATTTCTTGACCTGAAGATTCAATATAGGCGTTGATTGCAGATGGTGGGTTTGTACTTCCATCATCCGAACCATACTCATGAAGATAGGCCGCATGGTCAGTGCTTGCTGCAATTGGATTGATTCCAGCGTTCTTGTGAGTCCACGCTGTGCGAGCCATGGTGCCAATGTACCAGATCTTCTGCTGATAATTGTAAACTACATATGAGTCGTTTTCGGTGTTCATGACCCCGTTTACCATCGTGTTTGATGGATAGAACCACCACACCTCACTGTAATTGATGTTTGCACCGCAGAAAACTTTTTCCAACTGAGCCTGATTGATGTTGGAGAAAATGTAATCCTTCACATCACATGGAAGTGTCTGAACAACGCCGCTGTAGATGTAGAACTCACCATTGCCCATCCAGAAGATAGTATCATCAACCGATACGGCTGCATTTGTGCTGGAAATGGATATGTTATCAGACAGCATAAAGAGACCAAACGTATTTGGAGGTCCAACATACTTGAACGAATGAAGGGAGACATCAGTGAAGATGACGATCTCCTGCTTTGTTTCAACGGCAGTAACAATGTACGATCCAGTACCCAGCCTTATGGAACCAGCACTGGTGGTGGCAGATGCCTCATTGAAGTCTGCTGGGTTGTTGCTGTTGGAGCTTACGTTTGAAAATCGAACCAGCAATGGGTCCAAGTTTCCAAGAACATAAGCTCCGCTTGATGGATTGTAAGTTCCGTTTGATCCAAACAAGACAACGTGCCTGTCATTATCTGACACCATCACCTGATTTCCTAGTGTTGGCGTGTCAGATGCGCCAGAAAGGCTGGACAGAGCAACCGCCCTTGGGAAGGATGTGTCCTTCTGCCAATAGTAAATGCCACCTCCATACACATTGAAGATAAGGTTTTCACCAAAATTATCATGGCCCCATAGACGAAGCGTACCACCAGTAACAGTTGTTGTTGCTGGGTCACCCCAGCCAGTTGTCGTCGGTGGAGACGACATTCCCCCAGTACCAATACCACCCCAGACGCCAGCGCCCCATCCATTTCCGCTAACAGCTTCATCAAGACCAGAGTTTATCTGGTATGCCCCGATGACAAGACTACCTCCGTCTCCGGTGTCTGATGCGTTTGGAAATACATATGTTGGATTAAGTCCGGATGACGTGGTGATCGATGCAATTGATGAAACTGTTCTGGCCTCAACGGTGTATTTTGTTGAGTCTATGACATTGGTGATCTGGTATTCCTGCTCAAGCACGGCCTCCGTGATGTTTCCACCAAGACCGCTTGCGCCAGAGAATGTCACGAAATCATTCTTATCGGCACCATGAGAAGCATCGGTAACAATAAGTGTAGCGCAGAAAACGGCAGTTCCGCTTACGTGAGATCTTGCTGATGTACCATTTTGCCCACGCTGAAGCCCAATCAGATTATTTCCGCTTATTGCAGAGTACCTGATATCCTCAAAATTTGGTGACGTGTTGATCCGGATAAGACCTCCAGACGTTGGAAATCCAGTTACGGATGAAAGCGTCAATGAAGTCGCTGTCGCGGATATATCTCCATTGAGCTGATTCCTTCCGGCGGCAAACTTAACTTCACCTGCGGCAGTTGTAAGCCTGATTGGAGTTATGTCGTAGAAGTCACCAGCATAGAAAATGTAGTACTTTTGAGATGTACCCCATCCAATGTATTCGTTTCCATCAAGTGCAGTCCAAGGATGGATGCCACGGCAAATTCCAAGGTAATAATTACCTTGCGCTGCATTCTGCCATCCACCAATTTTCTCAGCATAACCAGAGCGAAACCTGACCTTATTGGAATCCCACCAGCCACCTTGGTTGGCGTATCCAGTCGTCTCTCTGTTTAGTCCGGGTTCAAACTGAAGCTTTGTGAGCGGCATGATGGTCTCCTATCGCGGGAACTATACCGCATCACATTCGGCGTGTCATCGTGCCGTATCTTTACACCCAGCATCAAGCATCATGATCAGGGTTGCACCAGTGACAACAGATGCCTCACCTCCATCTTTTGCCAGTGCTGCCGCGTGTTTCGTGCGAATGGCAGCAGTTCCATCACAGATGGCTGGCTTACTTGCCACGCTCACGCAGCCAGTCACGAAGGACAGCAGGGTCACTGCTGATAGTGTTCTCAACATCGTCAATTTCCTTTCTGGTTTTGGCGTAGCCTTCAGCGGCCTTCAGGGCGGTCTGCTGGCGCTGATCGCGTTTCCCAGCCATCCATGCCGCAAAGATGATTGCAACAGCACCAGCGGCCCACAGGGCTGCGCGCTTGAGCCATCCAAACATCAGCGATCCCCTTCCGCCCACTTGCGCAGACGCTCACGCATGATCCACAGTGCTGCCAGTACAACTACGCCACAGAATGCCATAGCCACGATCTGGGCCGTTCCAGTGAGGGCTGACACCGCAGAAATGCCAGCCCCAGCGGCGGACACTACCTGAATAGCTCCAGCCTGCATGGTGCTGGACTCTGCTGGGGTGTCGCGCTGAGTATCAGGTGCAGCAACGGTTTCGCGGGTTTCAATGCGCGTGGCCACCACCAGAGATTCGGTCAGGAACAGATCGCGTTCAGCAATGCGGCGGCGTGTCAAACCAGCCAGAACTTTGCCGCCTGCCTTGTTCCACATCAGGATGGCGTCTGCTGCTTTTGCGTGATCACCAGCGTTGAAATAACGCAGCGCCGACGACTTCTTGAACGCGCCAATGCCGATGTTGTAGGCCAGAGAGACAAACGCACCGAACTCGTTCTGGGTGGTGGCGCGCGTCAGCAGCTTGGCCACTTCGGTTGCGAAGTTCTCAATGGCGATGTTGAAGTAGTGGTCTGCCTGAGCTTGGGTGATCTTCATCCCATCGTGGGGCACAACGCCAACGCCAGCGGCTGCGGTCGTGCCGTAGCCAATGGTCCAGATGCCTGCGGGGCATTTGTATGCCTTCAGGCTGCAACCCTCAAAGGATTTAATCAGGTCTGTAGATGCCTTGTTGATCATTTGCGTAGCGCCCTTTCAATGTCATCCAGCTTCAGGAAGACAGCCTTGAAGCTGTCCTGTATTTGCTTGAACTCACGGTCGTGAGCTTCCTTGTTGGCCG